AACGTAAAGAGAGCGAAGAAGCCAGAGGCTCGTGTCGAAGTAAGATATTCGAGCCAACTCCGTATGCAGATGTATGGTAATGATAATCTCTATCCACAGAATGTTATGGCTATCACGAATGCGAGCGGAACGGCTACGCTGTGCCTGAATAGGTACGCTAAATTCGTTGAAGGCTTTGGCTTCCATAATGACGCATTGGCGAATTATGAGCTGAATAGAGACGGGGAAACTGCTGACGTGATACTGAGGAGTGTGGTAAAAGACCTTACTACCTTCGGAGGTTTCGCCTTGCACGTTAATTATGATGTGCTTGGAAGGATAGTAGAGATTAACCCTGTGCCATTCGAGAATTGCAGACTGGAGGAAGAGGACGATGCTGGAATTGTACAGCATATATTGATACACCCTGACTGGTCTGGTAAGAAGACAAGAAATGGAAGGACGGTAATAGTTAAGGAGTCCAATGTGGATAAGATTAACGTGTATAACCCCGATCCTGAAGTTGTAAGAAGCCAGATTGAGGCTGTGGGTGGTATCGATAACTATAAAGGACAGGTGCTTTGGTGTTCGATGTGCGGTAAGTACCAGTACCCTACTCCTATCTATGACAGTATTATTACGGACATCTCTACTGATGAGGGCTTGGGCAATATCAAGAACAGGAATACCCGTAATAACTTCCTTGTTGCCTGTATGCTGGTTGCTAAGAAGGGGCTTCCGAGAATGAAGGAGGGCAAGAATGGCGAGCTGATAGAGGAAGAGAGGCAGATGATAGCTGACGAAGACCTTGTGAAGTTCCAGGGAGATACGAATGGAAGTAAAATTCTGTATGTAGAGCTGGAGAATGATGAGGATGAGCCGAAGATTGTGCCTTTCCCTGTAAGGAATTATGATAAGGAGTTCTCTGTGACGGATGCGAGTATTATTGAGCGTATCTATGCTCAGTTCCATCAAGAGTTGTTCCATGCTATTCGTATCGGTAAGGTAGGCTTCTCAGGACAGACTATGGAGGACGCTTACAGATACTATGCTGGAGAGGTTACTACGGAACAGAGGCTGATATCGAGAAGTTTCGCCCAGATATTCGCACACTGGCATGATGAGCTGTTGCATAATGCAGATCTGGAGATACAACCACTCAAATATATAAGCGCTGAGAGTAATGGATAAGCATTTGATATCGGTTGAGGAGTTCAAGGAACTTGCGAGACCTGTCTCTGTTCATATAGAGGAGGATGATGTGAGGGCTTTCATCCGTGAGAGCGAAGACACATATATTATTCCTGCTCTTGGCTATGCTGTGTGTAAGAAGCTGGCTGAGACGGAGAGGAATGAACTGAGTGATGATGAGAAGGTACTTCTCTCTGGAGGAGAGTGGACTGACTGCAAGGGCGAGGTGAGGTATTGTAATGGTCTGAAGAAGACGGTAGCTTATTTCGCTTATGCGAGAATGGCGAGGAGTGACGGAAGTATTATTGCCAGAGCTGGATTTATGAGGCATGGCGATGAATATTCGGACCATATCGAGAGTAAGGAGAGAAGAGATAGGGAAAATGATGTCATGAATATGGCTGAGAAGTACCTGGAGGAGGCTATGGCTTACTGGAAGAGCAAGACTGGTAAGGTGAAGCCTGTAAGAGGAACGAGAGCCGTAATTAAAGCTATAGGAGACTAATGTATGAGTAAGACGTTTGAAGAGATAATAGCAGAGGCTCAGGTAGTCATGAATGCTACTGAAATAGGAGAGAATACTGCTGAGCGTGTCGGTGGCATTCTGAATGATATTGCAGAGAAGATAAAGGAGCAATTCGGAGAGTGCTATGTTAAGCCTAATGGTGGCATTCCTCAGACAGACCTTTCAGAGAATGTGCAGAGTGTTCTTAATTCTGTCGAGGGAAAGCAGGATAGTATCGCAGACCTTGAAAATATACGCTCTGGAGCTTCGGCTGGTAGTAGTGCCTATCAGAAGCCTCAGGGTGGTATTCCTGATAGTGACCTTTCGGAGGGTGTGCAGAGAGCGCTGAGCAAAGCTGAGAGTGCCTTGCAGTCACATCAGGATATTAGCGGTAAGGCTACGGTGATAGACTTGTTTAACTACAGGGATAATAGAGTGCCTACTCCTGAGTACCAGCTGAGTGATAACTATATGCCTTACTACACCTATGGAGAATACCCCGTGCAAATGGGTATCGTGGTAGAGCCTGATGAAGAGAGCAATAATGATTTCTACTATGTAGGAAGATTTACCTCTGACAATGGCGTTACTTTCGGCTACCTGTCATTCTCTAATAAGGGAGATTGGGGCTTCAGAGGTGGTAATCAAGGCTTCTTTACGGAGGACAATGTGCCTGAGGCTCTGAAGCAGGCTATATATGCGTTTGGTCTCAGCAGGGAGAAGGTAATGGATGCCCAGGATGCGGCTATAGGAGGAATACCTTTACGCACGGTGAAGGAGAAAGGTGTCACGGTCTATCCTGTTACCCACTCTGGAGCTATAGTGCATAACCTGAATGCAGGGACTACGGTCTTTGAGGAGATTGAGGCTCTGAAGAGAGGAAGAAAGGTTATCTATGTGGAGTTCTGGGACGATGAGACACCTGCCATGCACAAGGATAGCGCGAGTGTGGGTGATTTGTTCTATAAGACTGATACTGGAGAGCTGTACAAGGCTTATGAAGAGGACGGAGTAATACTCTTTAGAGTAGAGCCCATTCTGGAGGGTGCGCTGTATATCTATAACTATGGAGATTTCTTCGGCATAGGAAAGATAGTGGAGAATACTGGCGAGCTACACCTTCTTCATTACCAGAGTACCGCAGAGACCACGTATAAAGGTCTGATGAGTGCTGAGGATAAGAGAAGGCTGAATACCATATTTAACTATGGTAAGACTCAGGGCTGGTGGCAATAATAATAATATAAATTTATGAGAAAATGGAAAGAATAGACTATTATAAGTATCATAAATCGGACTTCCGATTGCTGATAGATATCGACACGAAGTATAAGGGTGAAGATGATAGTATCGTGGCTCTGACTACAGCCGAGAGATTTGTGTTCAAGTTCTGGACTAAGGACAGGGAGAGGCCGTATATCTGTTCATCTACTGGCGGAGAGACACCTGTGCTGAAGAATTGTAGTATTATTGATGAGCATAGGGTGATGTGTAATTTTGATATGGCTGAGACTGAGAGCCTTCAGTTGCAGCCGGGAAGGCTGATGTTAGAGGCTGAGTTCATTCTTCCTGACACAGACTTCGAGGGTGACAAGATTAACAATATCAAGAGGTACTATACTACCTCTCTCATTCTTACTGCCGAACCTGATAAGGATAGCGAGGGAGACCACACTCTGATACCTCTGCTGATTGATTGCCTGAAAGGTGACACAGGCAAGAGTGCCTATAAGCAGGCGCAAGAGGGAGGCTATGAGGGTACAGAGGAAGAGTTCTCCGAACTCCTCGCGAAAAACGCTGAGTATGGCGCGCTGTTGCTTGGCTGGAGCGAAGTACCTAAATGGGAGGATGTAAAGAGTGAGCCCACAGGTGTAGGTGAGCTGGTTATATATGACGGCAAGCTCTATAAGTTCGATGAGGCGAGAGCCGCAGATGAGGAATGGGATAGTACGAAGGTACACCTGACTTCTCTCTGGGCAGAGATAGATGCTATGGTGAAATCTGACTATGAGCAGGTGAACATAGAACTGAAGACAGAGACAGGAGAGGTACTGCCTAATGTGGAGGTTGTAGTGACAGTAGAGGGAGAGGAAGCACCTCGCAACCTTACTACTGACAACATGGGCAAGTGCACCACGAACATACCGAAGGGTGTGGAGTACACGGTAGCTTGTGCGAGCGTGCCTAACTACTACCCAGTAGAAACAGTGGTACGCAGAGCTTCTATCCCTGTAAGGTATGTGAACTTCACCTACATAGAAGATGATACCCTGACAAGGGAGGCTGTGAAGATAACGCTCACCTATGCTGATAGTACATTGACAAAAGCCACATGGGTGAGGGTAAGCTATGGAGGCGAGAACTACCAGCTTGCGCTCAATGAGAACAACGTAGCGGAAACCTCTATACCTCTGGGAACGCAATACACTGTGACTTTTGAGGATATTGAGGGCTACAAGACACCTGCACCCCAGACCTACACAGCACAACTTCATGGAACAAGAAATATAAATGTGAGATACAACGCCCCTGTGAGTGGTGTAAAGTGGCTCATGAAGAACGGTGCAGAGAGGGAGCTGAATGATGTCACCAACACAGAGAGACTGAATGGCGACATATTCGGACTGATAGTGCAGACCTCTGACCTCATGCAGGCAGGCTGTTCATATGTCATACCTCTTGCCATGTTGCTCACGCAGAGCGCAACAAGCTCCGGGCAGTGGCTGAGTAGTAATGTGACTGTTCCCCACCTGCAATACTTTGGCTCTCATGCAGCGGCTCTTGCTGACTTTGACGGTGAGGCGAACTGTCTTGCCATAGAGCAGTTCATAGCAGAGAAGGCGGCGGAGGGCACTACCTATACTTCAAGTATGGTGTCTAACTGCCGCAACAGAGTGGGCGGTGCTGAGCACTTTAAGGATACAAAGGACTATGCCGTAGGTGACTATGTGGTATATAGGAACATGCTTCATGTGTTCACCTCTCCGCATACTGCTGGGGAATGGGTTGACGGTGAGACTGAGAGTATGTATGGCTACATCATGCCTGATGGAAGAGTAAGGAGGTGCTTCCAGCCAAGTTACGCACAGATATATGCTTTCCGTCTGCTGAGAGACAGGGTGCATGGTTTCACTACTGATGTATTCGGTATAGGTTGCTGTGCTATTGCCTCAGGCGGTTGGTGGACTTCCACTCAGTGTAATGCCACGAATGGAGTGTTGCTGGGCAATGGCTACTTCTACGGCAACCTCGGCAAGAATGACAACTACAATCTGTTACCTGTGCTCGCTTATTAAAAATTATTAACTATGGCAGGGTGTCGCAATAGCGCACCTCTGCCTCTATATTATAAATATGAGCAACGTAGCTGAGCCTCTTACTGGTGACAGACATAATGATATTCCGTTAGCCATAGACACTGAGAATGTTATGAAAATATGGTTGAG